ATTAGCGGAGACTCTTGTATCTTTTTCATTCTGCATAAAGACTGTCAAGTTTGTTGCATTTTGTTGAGCGTCTTTAATAGCTTGAAGCTTTGCTTGCTGCTCAGCTTGCTCACTAGCGTTTAGCTTCGGACCTGCTTTTTTTAATCTGTCTTGATATAATTTTAAATAAGATAACAATTTTTCTGCTGTTTCATTGCCCATTACTTTATTTAAGCTTTCTCTTGTTACGCCTTGCTGATTACCCCAAACAGATTGTTCATAATTACCTGAAGGAATATAAAACTCATTAGCATGATTAAATCCAATACAAACATAATCATACGGGTTTTGGTTATAATCAAATCCGTAACCATTCGTTTCGTAATCTTTGCCATCCTTAATACAATAATAAAGTGTATCACCATAACTGGTATAAGTTTCCCAAGCCCCACTATAAACAGTACACCAAGCCTGAACTCCGATTGATTGCGAGCCCCTTATTGAACTGGGTAATAAAACTTGCCAATCATCAATATTTACTAAGTGTGTCAAACCTGGTTTGACTTCTTTATTAACATTTATGATTCCAGAATTTTTAATATGATCATCAAAAGCTTTTTGACTTTTTTCTAAATAATCTTCTTGCTCTTCGCTTTTAAGCTTTTCTGTTACTTGACGATCTAAAAGTTTTATTTGATCATATTGAGCTCTATCTTTAACTTTTCTATTTGGAACTCCTATTGCTTCCAAACCTTTTTTGAGTTCATCGTAACTTTTAAGCCTCATAATGTCTTTAACTTCTGGCGCTAAAAGATTTGTAGAAGAATATTTTTGATGTTGTAATAATGCAAATATTATTTCTCCGTGCAAGACATAATCATTTTCACCTCTTTTAACATCTTCGTCTTTAATAAATTGTGCTGCTTTGTCATAATATTTTGGATTCAACTTATTGATCAGATCTTCGTAGTTTTCCATTCCCGGTACTACTGCTAACAGTTCTTCTTTTTTCAACCTTTCCAAAAGAAGAGTCTCTAAGATCAATTTACGCAACATTAGTCGATTTAATAACATTTAAACCTCTTTTTATATTCATAGACTTTATATAATATATATTACATTTTTGACTTAAAATCTTAAATAAAAAAGGCCATCATATAGACAGCCTTAAATAAGATAATGATTTTTATCTTAACTATTCTTCATATTCTTCATATACAAAGTCTAACAATTCTCTTGCTCCTGAAATGATATCTTCAATAGAAACATCAATAAACTTAGTATGCGTTTCCCAGGATAAATGAGATTGATGTTCTAGAATATCCTTGGATAAACCTAATAATTGCAACCTTAAAGCTACTGGCGATATATCCTCGGGTTGCTGAAGCATAACAATTTGTTCTTCTTGTTGTGGTTCTTCAACTACTGGGACTTCTTCTTCAACTTCTTGTTTCTTTTTACGGGGCATATATTCTCCTGTTAAGTAATCTCAATATATTATAAACAGCTAAAAGAAAATGTACATATAAAAACAAAAAAGGCGCCTCAAAGAAGCGCCTTTTATTACATCTAAGATGTGTATCTAATTAGATTAGATTACATCCATATCCAAACAAGTTACTGTTCCGTAGAAGTCTGCACGAACCATTTTCTTACCGTAACGGGTCATTACACCTTTACGTGGTGTGAAGTCTTCTGGAGCGAAGATGGTAGGAGTAACGATGAGAGGTACGTATGGAGCATAAACGTAACCAGACTCAAGGTAAGAACCACCTTTGTAACCAACCAAGATCTTGTTACGTGGGAAGTAAGGATCTTTGTAAACAGTAAATCTGTTAGAAAGTGATCCAATAGCTTCAGCACCTAATGAGAAAGGAGCAGCTACCTGTCCTTGTCCATCGATCTTGATAGAAGGCTTGTAAAGTACAGATGCTTCGAAGATTGTAGCAACTTCAGGTGAAACAACGATGAAGTTAGCAGCACCACGAAGAGTCTTTCTGTGAATCTCATTAGCAACATCGATAATGGTTTCAACAAGAGTTTCATACCATTCACGAACTGTACCAGTAAATTGAGGACCAGTTGCAAGTGTAGAAGCCAAGTTTTGAGCTACACCGCTTCTCTTGTTAACGAACTTACCAGGAGCACGTGACCAGAAGAAGTTAGCACCTTTTGCTTCAACAAGAAGGTCATTAAGAATCTCACGATCGATTTCCAATGCAATCTGCTCAGAAAGGATTTGAGTCAATTCAACTTCAGCATCCAATGAGTGATATGCATTAAGATCTTGCGCGAGTTCTGGAGACCAACGAGCTCTTAACTTACGTGTTTGAGCTGTTACTGCAATAGACTCAATCTTGATATCAATTTCTGGAATAACAGGGGTAGGTCCTGCTGCTGCAAAATTAGATTCAAATGAAGGTACAACAATTGTTGATCCAGCACCGCCACCTGCTGCAATAGCTTCTTCAGCTACTGAATATGTTACAGCTAAATCGGCAGCAGCAAAATCAGTTTCCCAATTTGCAGAAGTACTAGAAGTTTGTACAACTAATAGAACTTCGTCACCACTAACTGAAGATTTCCATGTTGAACCGTCCCAATCACCTACCTGATTAAGTCTTCGAAGGTTATAGATGTTTTTACCATCTTGATATCGAACATTGTCAGAATCAGTTGTAACTGCAGTTGCTGCAGCTGATCCAAAGGTTTGACCGTCAGCAAGCATTAAACCAGCAGACTTAATCATAGATTTATCTACATCTGCCAAGGATCCGGCTTCTAAAATCATAAATCTAAATGCAGTTGAATTTTCTGAGATTTCTTTAACTAATTGTGGGTCATAACCTAACAACTTTAAGTTAGTAGAGTCAGTAATATCAATATTTGTATCTGCAGTCCACGTACCGTTAACAAAAGATCCAACAGAAGCAGTACCATCATATAAGCGAACATGATCTGCTGCTGTAAGGTTATTTGCTTCTGAAACTAAGGTTTTGTGAACTTTTGAATAACTACTTCCTGCTAAGTCATACATACCACCAGCAGCATCGGCTCCACCTTGAATTGAGTTACCAGAAGGAGATCCATAAAGAGAATTTCCTTTAGCATAGACTGCTGCTGTTTGAGCATCCAATTCTGCGTTTCCTGCACCAGCTTCCTCACCACCAACGTCTGAACCGTATGCGTAATCTAAGTAGAAAAGCAGACCTGAAGGCAATGACATAGGTTGAATAGATACTAATTCGTTTGCTACCAATCCACCGAATACACGACGTACAATTGGGAAAGCGATGTTAGTGAAACCATCAATGTTTCCACCTGCACCACCAGCAAGAGTATTAGCTTCGCGAAGAACTTGAGCAGCTTGGTTTTCAAGCAAACGAGCCATGTTCTCACGCTTGTGTTCGTTAAGTCCTCGTAACAATCCTGTACGAGTCCATTTGTTAATAAGACGTCCACCATCTTGGCCCACGTTTCTGTCGCGGATACCTTCGGTCAACTGTCCTAATGTAAAGTTTCTAGACATATTTGTCTCCTATAAACAATTGAATTTTAAGTTAAGTTATTTAAGTCCCGCAAGTTTTTGCCAACGACCGAGATCGCTAGATTCTTGCAACTTGCTTGAGCTAGCTGAAGTAGTAGTGCGGGATGAACTACCATATCTCGCAGATTCATTGAGTGTTGCCTTTTTGCTAGATGCAAGAGACTCTGTCAATGACTTATATAATGACTTGGTTTCACTTAATGTTTGAGCTTCATCCAACGCCTTAATAACAGATTTCTTTTGAGATTCTGATAAAGCTTGATTTTGAAGAAGCTTGTTTACATAAAGTAATTTAGCATTAAATAAGTTGAGATCTTCCAACTGTTCACGAAGAGTTTCTACTGCCCCTCTGTATTTATTCAGTTTCTCTGCCTGAGCTCGATTCTTGCGTCTCAGATCACGAATTGCTTCGTTTAATTTGTTAATTTGAGGTGGGTTAACAAAAGCATCTTTTCCTTCTGCGCCGCCTCCAAAAGCTTTTTTGACACCAGCATTTGATTTGCCTTTTCCACCGAATGAGCCATCAACGCCAGCCTTAGATCCACCTTTTCCACCAAAGTGATGATCCATTTTTCCTTCACGAAGTTGACGACGAACTCGAGCCAATTCTTGACGAAGCATTTTTGGGTCGATTTCAAACATTTCGTTCATTGCTTCAGCATCTTCACCTTCTGGTTCTTCTTCACCAAACATACCAGCAAGCATATCTTCTTCACCTTCTGGTGCTTCTCCACCTTCAGGAGCCTCAGCTGCTTCTTCGTCTTCAAGATCAACGTCTTCGCCTTCTTCATCATCTTCCTCAACCATGCCTCTAAGCATTTCTGGAAGTTCGTCAGCTTCAATGTCTTCACCTAAGTCTAAAACAAGACGAATTTCATTCATTAATTCGTCCATATCCATTTCTTCAAGTCCTTCTTCATCTTGCTCATTTGTAGGATGAAAAGCTTCCATTGAATCCATTTCTTTCATTGATTCTTCTTCTTCGTACATTTCTGACATTTCAGACTCAATAGATTCTCTTAAAGCTTGAAGGTCAACTTCATAAAATTTTTCGCGATTTGACATTTCTGTGGTCTCCTGATTAAAATCTTTGTTATTATTTATATTGCGCGATTCTAAAATATCTGCTTTTTTATTTAATTTATTTGCAATTTTTTGCAATTTTTTTTGATTTGATGATGAAAAACTGCTTAAAGTTTTTTCTGCAGCTTCTTTCATAACGTCTGAAGAAGCAGAAATATTCATTTCTTTCAACATTTCTTCTCCACCAATTAAACCAATTAGTGATTTAAGAGCTGATTCGTCCAAAGTAACTTCATCTTCTTCAACAGAATCTTCTTCTTTTACTTCATCTTCTTCAACTTCACCTTCTAAAAGTTGATTTTCAATAAATTCTCTAATTCTTGGCGTCACAGCTTCTAAAACTGCCTTTTTTGCATTATCTTCAGCAACTTCACGTAGCTTCTTAGCATCGGCAATTGCTTCTTCAAAAAGTTTGCTTGACATAATGTCTCACTCCTATAAACAGTGTATAAATATAAGTATCTTCAATAAAGTTAATTATCACTTAAACATTCATTAATCTTATTTAAAACGTTTTTAATTGACTTTTGGTGTTTTCTAAATGATCTTTCCATTGGATCTAATATGTCCCTAATATCATATAAAGGTTCGTCATCATCACTAAACATAACAGTTCCCGGATCTACATAACCTGATTCGGATCCAATGTGTTTAAAGTTTCCTGTAGTTCTAAAAGCTTGATTAGAACCACCTGTACCTATTATAGGGCCTGTTCCATTTGGGTATAATTGTTTATGTGAAAAAGGTGAAATAGTACTTCTTGCTGTTGTCGTATGTGTTTTTTCACCAATTAATTGAGGGCTAGCGAAACTATTCATGTCTCTTCTTTGAGGTTCTAAACCGATAGAACTTATATCATACGGGCTAATCACACTTCTTATCTTTTTTCTAATGTCATCTTCAACATCAACATCTAAATCTATATCCAATTCTTCTTCATCTTCCCATGCTTTATTATAAACAGGTCGTTCTGATCCTAAACCTGAATTAGAAATAGAACCATAACGACCTGTTAGAGCATCTTTTGAGCCGATCATTGGCGAAGTTTGTTGCATAATTAAGCTTGTCCGTCTGAACCTTGATATGATTTACCGCTAATATAAGAACCTAAGACGCCTTGCTGATTAATTTGAGAAGCTGTTTCACTAGGTGATACTAAACCACCTAAACCTGAGCCAAATTCAATATTAAAAGCAGGATCTGGTACATCACCTGTATATGCAGGTTTATCTGCAGCATTAACACTTCCTGGCCCCGGTGAAGTTGGATTAGGCATATAAGGTGAAGGAAGATTATGTACTGATGTATCAACATTTTCAAAATTAGGTGCTTCAGCAAAATTCATATCAACACTAGGAAAACCATTACCGTTAACAATAGTTCCATCTAAAATTTCTTTTTGATATAGTTCTTTTCTTTCTTGATTGCTAATTTCATTTTTATAAATTGGTGATGCAGCAAAACAAGATCTAAGATTTGTTTCTTTTCTTGAACCTTTATCTTTACCTGTTTCTTGAACCGGCTCGACAATAATTTGATTTTGTGATGGCATATTATAACCTCTTTAAAAGTTTTCTTTTGATTAATTTTCTAGCTTCTTCAAGCTTTTTAATATCATTAACTTTTTTTGCTTGACCCGTTTTTAAAAGTTTTAAAATCTTAATATACGATTCAACCAATTGCTTGTTTGACAATTTTTTAGACTCTTTTAATCTTTGAGAAGCTAATTTTTCTTTTTTAAGTTTAACTTTTTCTTCAGCAATTATTCTTTTCAAAGTTGCAGGGGTAAGTTTTCTAATTTTGTTCATCATATTCTCCAATTAAATAAAAAGACACGAAGTGATTTATTTCATATAATATCTATTATGCAAATCACTTTGTGTCTTAAGACTATTAAATTTTAAAAAAATTAATTTCCAAATGCCAGTGAAGCCCACTTATTTGCAGCTTCACCTCCAAAGATGTCTTCTGGGTTGTTGCTTTCTACAATTCTTTGTGCTTCATCACCTTTTCCGGTGGCAACAAACTGTTTATTGCTTTCTGCTGCAATCTGCTCTTGTAACGTAGTATGTGCAGTATCCATCAACATTTCACTTAAAATCGGATCTTTTGTTACATTTGATGCAATCTGATCTAATTTTTCATTTTTTACTTTTTCGCCACCTTTGTTGTCAAAGTTAATAGAGTCTAAGTAACTAGGTCTTTTTTTTGTAGATTTTGATTTAACAGATGATGAAGCAGCATTAATCATGCTTTCTTTTAAAGTCTTGGGTGATCTGGCAGAAGTTTTGTTATCAGAAACTAATCCTTCTGCAAGAATTTCAATTAAACATTCTTTAACGATTTCTTTTAAAACACCCTTGGATAGTTTTTGATTTTTCATTATTCTTCCCAGGTTAAAATGTCATTAAATATTCTATTAATTCTATCTGATTTGTTAAAGGTGTTCTTAAGATCTTTACTAGAAATTTTCTTTCCTTCACTCATCATAAATGCGCCAGGTGTACTAGGTTCTGAAACCATGTCAAAACATATTAATTGAAAATCGTCTTGAACAATTTGTGAATCACCACTTCTCTGCGTCGATCCAACACCTCGGGAACTAATTCCTAGTGTTACACCACTTTCAATAAGCGATTGAATGATTTTACCGCTAGGAGTATCTAGTATTTCAATAACACCATAAACATTATCACCTTCCATTCTTGCTTCTTTTACAACATGTGATACGTTTTTAAGCTCAACAACTGAAGATTCTGGGTGGTCACATTCTCCCATTGCTCTATTTTCTTGAATTAACTTTTGATAGTTGATAATTTCTCTTTCAAGAATAGTTCTAGGGTAAATTCGGCCATTTTGATTGAGTGTGTTTGCTCTTTGGATAATTCCTTTAAGCATAACCTTTCCATATTTTTCACGTGACTCTTTAAGCATTTTTTTATCAATGCTAATTGGACACCATTCAGTAAGTAGTTTTTTGTCTGACATTTTATTCTCCTGCCTGAATTTCTTCAATTAATTTAGAAAGTGTTAAGAATTTAGCAACAGTCTGATCATTAAGCTCTGTTATTTTCAAACCTCTAATTTTGCTTTCTACTAAATTAATTTTTTCTGATAAGTGATTGTTTTTATTGACTTTTGAAAAACTCTTGAGTGTTTTAAGACTTTTAGTTTTTTGCTCTGATAGAAATGATTTAAGTTTTTCATGATCAGATTCATTTTGACTATATAGCGCGTACTTTTGAATGATGTTTCTTTGAGAACGTGACATATTAGAATATTTTTCATTAATTTTATTAGTCATTATTCTTTCAATTAAAAGATCTTGGTCGTCTGATGTTTCAATTTTTTTATTAACTTTTTCCAACATTAAAGTTTCTAAAGCTTTTTGTTCCAATATCACCATCTTTTTAAGATCAGATGAATCGCCTTTTTGCCACTCTCTAATCATATTATGAATATTAGCTAATTCTCTATAATCAGGTATAGATCTATAATAAAAAGATTTATCATTTAGAGTGTAATTAATATCTCTAATTAAGGCTGACTTTTCTTTTTCTAATTTTTGATTATCAAATCTACGTGCAGCATTTTTGGCTTCAGTAAGAATAGCAGCTGCAATTTCTGTATTTTGAACTGTTGTCTTTGCCAATGCATTAAAAAGTCTAAACTCTTTATAAAGTTCAGTATTTTTTGCAAAACGCTTTTCAATAATACTGGTTGCTTTTTTTGCACCTTTTTTATCATTTTCAATTAGTCTATCTGAAATGTGTCTAAGCAATAGCTCATACATTATTCCAATATTTCTCTTTTTATTATGTTTCGTCATCTTCTTCCCCTGATGAATTGTTCTCAGAGATAATACCTTGCTGAGAGATTTTACCAAATTTGTTTTCAAACCGTTTAAGTGTTGATTGTAATCTTGAAGTCATTTTAGTATTTTGCTCAATCTTATTATCTAAGTATTCACTAATATCCCATTCTTCTTCATTAAGCATCGTATCTTTTGATAAATTTCTAACAGGATTAATTAAAGACTTCATGTCTGACATATGTCGAGGCATTCCTGACACATCAAATTTACCTTTATTACCCTTATAAGACATTATGTCTTCAACACCTGCATCTTGTTTATGCATTGCTTTTCTTCTTTTTGTTTTAGTATCTTGTTGAGCTGATTTTTGCCATTTTTCAAACTCAGTTAAATTATCATCGCCTTTTTTGTCTTTGTCGTCTTCAATTTTAGAAACTTCATCAATCATATTTTGAACTTTAATTGGTGCATTTTCATCATCAATACTTAACAAGCTTTTTTCTGATAATCCAGCTGGACCCCCTTCAGGTCCTGGTCCCATTCCGCCTAAGTCTAAACCAGGGAGAGGAGCTCCGCCGCCTGGTCCGCCAAAAGGATCTGGCGAGCCTAGTTCTGGACCTTCAGGTGCTTGAAGCTGAGTTGCTTCAATTTCCAAGTCTCCAATCTTATCTTTAACAAGACCTTTCTTAACCATTCTAATTTCTTCTTCAGAAAGTCTCATAATATTTTTCTGAACCCAGTTTCTATCAACTAACCCTGGTGTTTGTAGTGCTGCACCTGCAACTTCAAATCGTGTTCTAAATAATTCTAATTTTTGTTGTTGCGCTATTGTTGATGGGTTTGAAAGCTTAAGTGAAAAATCTAAAAGATCTTCATCAGTAAAACCTTGACAGTAAAGATGAACAATTGCAATTTTATTCATCTCGCTTAATATTGTTCTTTGGATTCTTGCAATAGTTCTACTAAAACGAATATCTTCTTGCGATAATGTTGCTTTTGCCCCTAAACCTTCATCATATCCTAAATAAGCTTTTGGAATTTTAAGTGCAGAAAACAGCTTTTTTTGAATATATTCAACATCATTTGTTTCACCCGCCATTGTTCCACCACCAAGTGTATCAATAGCTGTACCACTATCTGAGCCTCGAACAGGTATAAAATAATCTTCATCTACTGAAAGAGGATTATATCTAAGATCTACTTTTCCTGTTTGTTTATCAACGATAGATGATCTTTTAAGGCTGCTTTGAGCTTGCTCCATATAATTAGGTATATCTTCAGGCGGAACGTTACCAACATCAATCTTGAAAACTCTGCGTTCTGGTGCACGTACAATACGATAAACCAACATTGCATCTTCTAATAAAATTAATTGGCGCCAAATTCTACGTGCAGGTTCTAGAACAGATGATCCGTAAGGTAAAAATGCGTCATTTCCTAAAAGTCTCATATGTGAGATTTGCCAGTTTTCTAGTATTTGATTACCTTGCGTTACCCATCGAAATCTAACTGCCATAGGGTCATTAGGATCAAATCCTTCCTCTCTTTCTAATTCAGCGATAGGTAATGGGTAGGCATTGATAACACCATACTTAGGATGTACATCGTTAAACAGAAAGAAATCTCCGTATTTAACTAGGTTCCTTACCCATGAAGTTAAATTAAATTCAACGTTGAGCGTGTCATAAAACAACTCATTTAATATTTCTTTAATTTTTGAATTTTCTGAATAGATGTGAAGTGTTTTTCCGTTTTCATCAGCTGCAACTGATTCTTCTGCGTAAATATCAAGTGCACTTGCGATTTCAGGCGTGTATTCCATTTCGCTAAAGTCTGCGTACCTTGCCATTCTATCATAAGTACCATAAGCAGACATTGCTGCTGAGTATACTTGCGATTGATTTTTTCTGAAAGTTTCGAATGCTGTCGCAGTTTTATTGTCAATTGGTTTTAAAACATTCCTTTTGACAACCGGTCCTGATCTAAACAATCGT